CTCTGATGATGTCGCACCCCTGCTTGCAGCGTACTACACCCAAGGCATATTCCGTGACCCGCCCAGGGTCTACCAGATGCCTGGTGTTGTGCGCTACCAGCTTAGTACCAGTGATTTTGATGTCGACGCGAAGCCTGGTGTTCGCACCTTCGCACAACCGTTCTACCACCCCGCCTATGCCCCGGACCAGTGCCGCGCTAACGATAGTGCCGCCGTACAGAAACGGGTAACTGAAATTCTTTCTCATAAGCGATATGAGTCTGAAAAGAACGTAGGTTATCAACTAGAATTTCTGGAGAGGTTTTGTCCGCATGGCAGTCTGACGCCTATGGCTGGCTCGGACGTGTGGGAACGGCAGGCACGGCCCTCTCAGCGTGCCATTTTGCGCGAAGCCGATGTTGCAGGTAGGAATCCCAAGAGGGTAGTCCAATCTTTTATGAAGCGTGAAACCTACGCTGACGCCAAGGATCCCCGGCTCATCTCCACAATTTGTGGTGCTGACAAGCTGGAGTGGTCCAGGTACATGTACTCACTAGCTGATGCTGCGAAGAAGCATGAATGGTACGCATTTGGCAACACTCCGTCTGTGTTAGCCCAGCGCGTTGCCGACATATGCCACATTGCAGCAGTTGGTGTGAACAAGTCCGACCACTCGCGTATGGATGGTCGGGTGTCCGAGGTAGCGCGTTTGTTTGAGAAACGACTGTTGACCCATTGCTTTAATCGTGAGTGCGTGGCTGATGCTGTAGAAGTCGCCCGCACTCAATACGACAAATCCGGCTTGACGAAATTTGGGGTTTCGTACGAGACTGGGTTTAGTCGACTTTCTGGATCACCTGAAACGTCCATCTTCAACACCATCCTGAATGCCTTGATTGTCTACATCGCGTTTCGTTGTGAGGGTCTAAACCCCGACGAGGCGTGGTCGCGTCTTGGCATCTACGGTGGCGATGACGGCCTAACCGCTGACTTGAGTGTGGAAGCTCACAGTCGTGCCGCCAAGTGGTTTGGCCAGGTAATTGAAGGTGCGTTTGTTTCCCGTGGTGAACTTGGTGTGGACTTTTTGGCTAGGGTGTTCGGACCCTATGTCTGGCAAGGCGACCCAAACAGTTGCTGTGATTTGCCCAGGCAATTGCGCAAATTCCACACCAGAGTCTCCCCAGGTGAGCCAGTCAAAAAGCTCATTGAGAATTCGCTGTCGTATTTCCTCACAGACCACAACACACCCGTCATTGGTGAGTTGGTTACCGCTGTAGTTACCCACCCAGAGTACCCCCCCGGCTTCATTCCCTTAGGTGAAGACGCCTCTTGGTGGGCCAAGACTTTCGAAGCCGAAGTCCAATTTCCCAACCACTACGACCGTTGGATGGAGCATTACGCTCTCCAGTCGTTACCAAGCTTCGATTTTAAGAAGTTTCGTGAGTGGGTTGGATCCGACAAGGCCACTAGTCTTGAGTACTACTTAAGCGCTCCTCCGTTTGTTCCGGAGGAGCCACCGCCCAAAGCTCCTAGCTTGGACGCGGTGGTAAACGGTGAGGAAGTTAAAGCAAGGACCGCAGTCGCCCTGCTCCCGACACCAGAGGCCATCCCAAAGGCCTCTAGTACTGAGAGCGCTCCCGCCGGCTCGGGCGGTCGAGCTTCTTCGGGTAGCAGCGCGAATGCAGCTGTTTCGTCTAAGAAACGAAAGAAGAAAAGTAAACCTCTTAAAAACCACCCCCAGCAGCCGCGCGTGGGTTGACACGAGAGTGTCATGTTGGGCG